TCCGTTTCTTCTAAACGCTTGCTCCAACGTAGTAGTTCCATAATGTCTTTGCGTCGACGAGAAATTTCCACAATCTTAGTGCCCATTTCGTCCCATGGCTTGCCACCTGATTCTACGTGTAGAGCCATAACACGAGCCCCCAATAAGTGGTTGTATGGGAAACGGAAACGCTCGCCATCTTTTTCCACAAACAATGCTTGAATGTTGCGACTGCGGGCGCCTGGCTTTTCTTCTGTTACACTTTTGGTATGAGCCAAACGAATCTGTGTGCTGCCCAATGGGTGGTAGCTGATCTTCAAGCTGTTACGGCCTTCTGTAACTGTTTCTGTACGGTGAGCCATTTTCTTTGGTTCAATTTCACCGTCATAGCTGCGGATCGTTGTGCCATACAAATAACGTTTGGCAACTGCTTTGAGGCGAGGTTGGAATTCAGATTTGAACCACTCTACGTCTGTAGTTGATGGATCATACCAAATTTCAACGTCGTTGTTATCGTGGTTGACCATGACCATAATGTTTTGGTCTGGTACGTATTGGTAAACTGCTTGCTCTTGATCAAGAGTGCCCTTACCATCTACGTCTTTAAATGTAGAATTGTGGCTCACCCCTGCTACTGTGGCTGCTAGTTCTTTGGTTAGTTGTTCACGGGTGGGCATTATGGTTGATCTCTCATTATATTATACTTATCAATTTGGTACTCGACTGCGAACAAGTTGCGCCTTCTATAGAAAGCCAATTGGCATAGGTCTTAATACTTCATCAGTGCCTGCATTTACAAGCCTATCATAAGTGCCAGTGTCCCATGTCATGATAACTTCGGTCATACGCAATACTAAGATGGTTGCCATTACCAAGTCATCAGTTTCGCCTTCTTTTGCGGCATAGCTTGCGCCGCGAGCAATAAAGTTCTTTAGTTCTCGCAACAAGTTATGAGAGTAAATCGTCATCTTGTCACTTTCAACATAGTTCTTTAACCGCATACACGCTGTAATCTTAGTCTTGTGTGAAGTGTTGAAACCACGACGGCCGCGGCTTTGGCCACCACGGCGGATTTCCTGTACAAACGTACCCGGGATATGTTCTTCGCCAAATTCTCGAACACTGATTAATGCTGCTTCACCAATGGTATTATTTTCTACAGACCAGTATAATTCTGCTGAGCCTTTAGTCTCTTCTTTTAGCCATTTTAAGATAGATACAAGTGTACGAAGCTGTCCTTGTATGTCAGTTTTATTATGTTGCCACTCGGCTACTTGTTCTAACTCAGGTAACTTAAACACTTGAATAGCAGCCGGGTCGCCGCCTGTGCCTAAACTTGGATCCCAGCCAACAACGTATGTGCCTTGTTGCTCGGGATACTTGTAAATACGGACTTGACCCATCTTACCATTTGGATCTTTGCTTTCCATTGTAATCAACTTCATTGAGTTGACTAGTGTTTCGTCGGCAATAACAAATTCACAATTTTTTACCAAGATTCCATTAGCATAAAATCTATGATTTTTTCTTACATTGAATAGGTCATACACCATTTCAAATTCACCCAGTACAACTGATACAATCTTTTCAGTGGTGTTCTGTACTTGTATGCGAGAACCAGGTCGCAGCTTACGAGCTTCAACTGGTATAGTATTATGATCAAAAAATTTATGATCAAGTGTGCAAACAATCTTTGATGTTTGTGTAGTAACTATTACTGTTTGACGACCACCTTTTTCAAGTACACCATCAAACTCGCTCCAGCCTGTGTCAGTTAAAACCTGTAGTCCCAGTTTATTTTTTACTAATTCTTCCATGTACAAAGCCTATTTGTTGTTGTCCGTCTTTAAACTGTCTATTAATAGTTCCGTCATTGAACCAACGTAGACCTTTTTTATTTGGTTGCAGTCGGGATATTCTGCCAACTGTAAAGCCACTTGGGCATTCGGTATCAAATTTTTCAATGGTACCATTATTGTACCAAGTTTTACCCGTTACGGTCCCTTGCTTCCCATGTTGTGCTTTGCTAATTTTAGCATTTCGGATTGGATCAGCATATACAGATTTCATTTTTTCCCGATGCTCCTGTGTATCTCGAGTTGCCGTTTGAGTGGCACGCTCGTCTGCAGACCATTTGGTGCCAATTCGGCGGCCACCAATGCCTGGCCGCAGTTTTCCTCTATTGGCTGCTGGCACACCATACATTGGATTCTTTTCACCCAATCGCATGTCAGAGAGTTTATCTTTGGTTTCCTGAGTGTGTTTGTAACCGCCTGGATTAGAATTTTTCAAGATTTCATATATGCGTTCTTCATCTTTCATGATCCCTGCTAAACTTAACCAGGTCACTCTGTCTTGCCAGCGTCCGTATGTTTCAAATAAAATTCGATGCGCATCAGCATGCTCTGCGATTGTCAACAAAACAAGATTTTCAGCTTCATTTGTTCCGCCGGCATGCTTTGGGATAATATGATGTTTGTGCATTTTCATAACATTATTTAGCGTTTCGTCCACAATTACGAACTTAATAATACTTTTAAATCTAACATTGATATTTTCTGAATTTGACCATTTGGCCATTTGACAGTAACTATGGCGTCTTCTGAGATGCATTCGTGCTCACGTAGGAATCGTTCTTCGCCAATTTTAATACGTTCTGTTTGTGCCCATGCTTCGTCACGATCTGGATGCTCGCTCCAAATAAACTTGATGCTGGCAAAGCCGTTACGGCCTAGCTTTTGTGGATTACCGTACTCGTCAATGTTCTTGGTAGCGTCTTTCCAAATACGAGCAAACTGGTCATCGTCTTGGTTAGGTGTTGAAGTAATAATACACTTACCACCTGTTGACAGTGTAGGAGAGATAGAAGTCCAAAACTCAGAAGCAATACGCGGCTTAACGAATGCAAACTCATCGCATTGATGTGAATGAATCGCATTTGCAATTATAACATGATTGGTTGCATTAAAAATTTCATACGTATCTGTCAGTATACATTCTTCAATATCAACTATTTCCTTAGGACCAGTAACTGAATCTATGTAGTCGTTTATTCTTAGATCTTGTACTTGCACTTCATTGCAATTTATGAAAAATCGGTGTTCTTCTGTGGCGGTAATAAAAGTATTGTCTGCAAAGACCAATTTGCGAGAGTTCTTATTTGCAGATTGATTTTGAAAGATTCCTTCAAAGTCTTCCCACCCATTTGGGGTCATGATCTCATAATCAAAATTAGGTGCGTATAGTTGATTCATAATATCTTTCTAATAGGAACGCTGCATTTGGCGGAATATTATTATCAATGTCTGTTAAGATTATGTTAGTAATAATATTGTTTTCAATTTGAGATTGCTCGTTGGTATAGCCACATGAGGTCAATAGATCATCTAAGCTAATACTGCATTCTGAATGCTTGGATATATTTTCCCTCCAAGGAATCATTTTAAGATTATTTACATGGCCGATTACAATCGGACTAACATGCTGTTGATATCCTTTGAGTATTGAGAATTGATGATCAATATGCCACGCGCCTGGTGTCCCTGCTAATCCTGTTACATATCCAGCAGTTAGTTCTTCCTTATACTTGCTTGTCAGATATAATACAATTAACTTGTATCTATGAAACTCATTCCGTGCATTTACTGAAGTTATCAAACCATTTGCTGCTTTAGTTGAATTGCCTTTAAGTATTGCTTTAGTTGCTAGTTGTGAATAACCATTTCTACCAAGTTCGTCGATATTAGACATGTGTGCTGTACGAGTCGCTTGCCCTTTGCGATCATATCCGGTTACTCCGTTAATGTCAACTTGAGCTAATATGGCTCGTGCTTTGCGCTGTCCAACTTCGTACTTGGTTATACCAAATTTAGGATCAATTTGTTGCAATCCAATTTTTATATTGTCTTTTCTTTTATTACAAGTACGCTGAGTAGCCGGGTAATCCAGAACATCCATTTCCAATATTTTAATAATGTAATTGTCTTTTATCATACTCAGCCGTTCATTGCTGATAGGACAAATAACATAATCGTATCCGAGTATTGTTCCACTTAAATAGAGATGCGCATTACGCTTTTGGTTACGCTTGACAAAGGCTTGGAGTTTGGTATTCATATGTTTATTTATACAAATGCAAACTTATCACTCGCCTATGATATTATCTGACTTATACATTCGGGTGTATAGATCAATAAGTGATATATCTTCTTCAATAAGCGTATGCTTATTGCGTATCTTTACAATAGTGTCTCCATCTAAACAATAGATCAATGACAGTGACATACCACGAGCAGTTGTTTCTGTTGTAGTAGTTGAGATGATACGGGAACCGTTGTCAAAGTCGATGCTACCTTTGTTATAGCTTGTTGCACCTGCTTTTAAAAACTCTGGCAGTGTTTCGTATGTATAACGAACACGTTGCATAATTTCTTGTGCACCAGCAAACTTGTGAGCAGCAATTAGAATGGTTTGATCTGCCATGAACATTGCACGCCAAACTAGGTAAGCGGCTGCGCATGCAGTCTTGCCCATCTGACGACCCAACATGTTGATGCTGTAACGATTTTCATGATAGCATTTAATCAGTTCACGCTGATAGTCAAACAATTCAAATCGAACTTTACCCTTTGTAGGATGTTGTACCCAGCAATACGTGTCAATAAAGTACACGGGATCTTGGGCGCATAAGGCAAGCTCACGGACATGAGCGTCCGTGAACTTTTCTACTTTAAAAGGCGTCTTAACAAAAGTATTTTCAGTTGCCACGTGGGCTCCTAATTACTTCTTGCGGCTGATAGACTCAGCAACAAACTTTCGGTACTCGCCCATAGCATCTTCGAATTTCTTCTCTACAGTAGATTCTTCTAGACCCATTGGGTTTTCACCTTGGTTGTTAGCACGGTTAGCACCATATGCTTTGTTACCTGCGCCGTCACCGCGAGCAGATGGCAAGCTATCAAATTCCTTAGGCTCGTCCATTGACGTACCTGCTGGGCTATTTGCTAATTTACTTTCTTCTAAACCAGCTAACTCTAAAATACGAGCATAGCTTGTTTCATAAACTCCTTGGCCGTAAATTGAGTTAGTAGCCGGAGCTTCTTCTTTTACTTCCTTGTCGTCTTTTTTATCTGCCCAATCTGGCACACCGTCGCCATCAGCGTCTGGCTTTTTGTTGTCGTCTTTGTCATTGGCTTTGTCTTCAGACTTGTTGCCACCTTTAGCAGCGATCATTTTTGCAAATGCTGCTTTTTGTGCTGCGCTTTGTGCTTCGTTAGTAACACCAGCTAATTGAAGAATACGTGCTGTTTCTTCATCTAACTCTTCAGCTGCTTCGGGAAGTTCTTTCTTAGCAAGTTCTTGCTCTGCATTTTTACGTGCTTTTTCTTCAGCGTCAGTTTCTGTGCCGCCGTAAGTACCAGAACCAGCTTGATGTGTTAAGCCTGTTGCTGTTTGTGTAACAGTGCCACCTTTAGAAGTGTATGACTTATCGCCAACTGCTTCTTCAACTTCATCTTCAGAAGCTTCTTCCTCTTCAGATTCGCCAGCTTCGTGTTCGATTTCATGATCTTGCATGTCGTGGTCGCCGTCGCCATCGTTGTCACCTGGAACTTGATCGGCTGCAACTGTTGGTTCAGCACCAACATACATAACTGCTGGCTCTTCTGCACCAGGCATCTCTGTTGGCATTTCGCCAGGCATTTCGCCATCTGCAGAAACACCACCAACTTGGATACCGGCTAACTTCAAGATGTTGGCAATTTCATCTGCGCTGTCTGTTGTAACGCTGATGTTCTTACCTGGCATGTTGATTGTTACTGTCATTGGGCCTTCGCTTTGACCTTCGGGAGTTTGACCAGTCATTCCAGCCATATCATCCCAGCACTCACCAATGCCTTCTTTGGCAATACGGATGCTTTCGTTTACTTTAGTTGTTTTCATTTTTTATCTCCTTTGCCTGGAACAGCAATGTTATTTTGTTTAGTGCCAATTGGGCTAGTCTTGCCATCAGCTGATCCTGTATAGTCAGGACCTGATGTGATTTTACCAACTTGTTGTGTAATGTTAGCTTTACGCTCTTTACCAGACTTGTCGGCAGCATCTAACATCGCTTGATTGTACTTGTCGCCTGCGGCTGAGTCGGCACTTACTGCATTTGCTTCTGCTTCAGAATAGTCTGAGCAAAGTTTTGCTTCAGTGTTAACTTTAGTTTCAGCTTCAATTTGCTGTTCAATTGGTTCGTCACGTCCGAATACTTTTAACATTCCGTCATTGATATACATCAAGTTGCGCAACTCGTTTTCTAAAACAGGAGGGCTAACGGGCAAGCGTGTTACTACATCAACAATAACAATTTCGTGGCCACCCAATTGTGGGAAATCCATTGGGACTGCTTGTAGCATTAGCTTCTCTGATCGGCCAACTTCTAGCGCATCATACTTCTTCATATGACGCTCCAGTGATTCAAGTTGGCGCTCAGTTGGCGCGAAAGCCATTTTAACACGGTAGCGGTGTTCGCGCTGTAACTGATTAATATACTCTAATAGTGTGGGCATAATTAAATCCTCTCATAAGACTATTTATTATGACCGACGCTCTTTAGGATTGCTTGCACGATATCATTGCGATTTCCCATCAATCCGCCTTCTGTTGCGTCTAGTACGTTACCGGAATCGGAGTTCTTTTCCTCTCGATCCATACGTGCTTTACGCAACTGCAATTCAACCATTTTTAGCTTTTTGTCTATCTTGGCTGTTTTTGCATCAACTGCTGTTTTTAACAGTTGGGCAGCAACTTCAAAAATCTTTCCTGCATTTCTATCGTCTACGTTAAATCCTAAATCCATCAAACGCTCGCTTTGTTCTTGCGCGGTGTTTGCTAACTTGTCTAGTTCACGCTCTGCACTTGCCATGTCTGTTACAGTGGGCAATGCAATATCAACACGGTTTGCCATGTCAATGGTAGCAGTGGCTACATCAAGTTGTTCCTGAATTTCTTCAGAAACCTCTGGTAAAGTGTGGTCTGAAGCAGTTGCTTCCTCAATAGGTGGGAAACCAAATACTTCTTCTAATTTCTTAGTCATGTAACTACTTATGACTTACTTGCGGCGTTTGCGTGTAGGATTAGTATTATTGTAGATATCTTCTTCCGTTAGGATACGGAATGTTGCGCCCATGCGTTTGCACCATATTTGGGCTGCTTGCCACTTGCACATATTAAGTGCTACTGCCATCTTTTCTTGTTGGCTACGTGCATGTTCCATAACAGCTTGGGATTTAGGCTTGATCTCAATGAGTTCTGCTTTGTTGCCTTTTGCTGTTTGATACGTTACTAAAAAGTCTGGCACATAGTAAGTATCTTTGC